GCCGGGGAACTTACGAAGGCTACCGATGAAGCGCCCGTCAAGGCCAACTCCAAGGCTGAGTTCGCCGGGTTGAAGGCGTTGGCGAGATACCCGCGTATTGATTGCCGGGATGATCGCCGGAAATTCGATGTTCTGAACCTGTTGCTGCGCCATAACTTAACCTCGCGGATACGTGAAGCCGTAGTTCCAATCAATTACGCCGAGACTGTCGGAGAGCTCCCACCCGAGGTAGGGCGGATCACCGGCGGTAGCCGGGAACGTAGTGATTGCGGATGTAACGGTGCTTAGGAGTGTGTCGCCGTAAAAGGTGAGACTGCCGCCTGTGCCGCTGTCGTTTGTCGAAACGCCCATGTAGACGAAGTTCCCCTCGTCACCTGCGGAGAAATCGGATTGGCCGTCGAAGGCCGAGGGCGTCAATGAAGGGGCGGCAGGCTTTATGAACCAGTGAATCTGCGATTTCGCGGTGTTGACGAGCGTGATGCGAGGGTAGTAGCGGCGTCGCCACGAAGACGCTAAGTAGCCGGTCACAGAGTCGTAATCGGTGAAGGCGAGCGCGCTCGGTTTGTTAGAGGCGGAACCGTAGTCGAGAATCGTGCAAACGCCACCTGCAACATCTGCCGGGTCACGAGGGTACGCAAGGGCGGCCAGCGCGAACGTGGAGGCGGCATCAGCCTTGGCGTCCGCGTAGGTAGCGAATCGCGTAAGGCCGTCGCTGATGTAGAGATTGCGGGCGCAGCGGTGAACCCATGCAGGCGTCACACGAGTCACCGTCATGCGGTCAAGGGCCATCTTGAGCCACCAAAAGAGCCATGGTCCGGCCTTGTCGAAGAGAGTCATGGGGCCGAAGCGCGCATAGGCGGCGGGATTCTGCCATTGCCCGGCGGCTGGTTTCGCTTCACCGCGAAGTATGCGGGGGATTCCATTCGCGTTGCCCATGGATGCGAAGAAGCTGGCCTCGTCCCAAAGGGGCAAGGTAGCGGACCCTTCGAGGTCGTCGATGTCGAGCGCGTTGCCGTTGGCGTCGTAGCATCGGACAAAACTCCCAAGGTTAGTCCAAACCCAATCGTGCAAGTCGCGCCAGAAAGGCCACACATCATCACCGGCGATAACCGCCGGGTATTCCGGCTGTCCGAGTACAGCACGGCGCTCATTCATCGCGCCAAGATATTGCGTGATGACTGCGGCGTTGCAATACGGGAACGGATTCCAAACTGGAATAGCCCAAGCCATTAGGCGAGCACCACTGGATCGTCAAAGGAAATCGTACCGTCAGCGGCGACAATGGGCACTTGCCCCTCGTCACCCGTAATCATAGAAAGGACGCCGTTATTGCAGACGAGCAACCCGTTACCGGGCGGCAGCTTAAATCCACCTGCACCGAAGCCGCCGCCGAGTTCGCGGACTGTGCGCACGATTTCCTTGGTCTGCGGCTTAACAGGCTCAGCGGGCTTCCATGTGCCTTGCGTCGGCAAGTCGCCTGTGGTCGTAGGAGTAAGCTGCTGCGCTGGAATCAGGGCGGCAAGCAAGGCTGAAACCTGTGTAGATAGGGCGGCCAGCGGCGATGTGGTGTCAGATAGGGAGACTGTAGGGGCTGTCGTGATTCCGCTGGCGGTCTGCGCGTACGCGAGCGAGGAGGCGTACATGCTATCGAGCCATGCGTTCGATCCGCCGCCGACGATGGAAGAGAGTCGCCACGGGTCGGCGTAAAAACGCGGCCCACCGTCGTACAGTAAGTTGGCGGCAGGAGGCACCCCGGAAATCGTGTAATCCGAGGCCGGATTTGGGTACATGAACGCCATAGGGTTAGATCACGCGAGGCCCTGTGGGCGACGACGCGCCGAGATTCCACATCGAGTTCGGAACAAACTTGCCGCGAGTAAAGCGGGTGTCGCGTTTCAGGCCTTCATCGAGGGCGGAGAAGTGGTTCACTTGAGCCACGATGTCTCGCACCTGCTCCGCGTAGAGTTGTGATAGTGTACGGAAGCGGGCAGCATCGCCTTCGATACCGCACAGGGTACGAGCAACGTAGGTGGCGATTACGATGTCCATCGCGCGTTCAATGGGCGGAGCGATCTCGTAAAGGACTTCATCGCCGGTGGGGACGAAACCATCGACGAAGGCGGGCGAGAGTGTAGCCGTGCGCGTGGCGACATTGTAGGCCGTGATGATACGGTCCTGAATGTAGTTCGCATCGCCGGTGTCCGAAAGGACGCGGAAGATTGACCCCGCGTAGGCATTCGGACGACGATCCACCGTACCCGCCGTAGGCGTTTCAGCGAGTACAACCGTAGCCGTGTTTGTGGCAGGATCGTTGGTGATGCGCGGAACATCATCTACGCTGGCAACGGCCCCCGTATGCAAAGCCACGCAGCCAGACGGAATGAAGTGGACTCGCAGGGTGTAGCCGTTTGTGAGGTCTTTCGTGAATCGGATGGTGGAAGCCTCGAAGACGAGGTTCGGTCCTGCCGGGTTGTAGCGCGAACGCGGACGCTCGTACCACACGGTATTGCCGGACTCATCGAGCATTTCGAGGTCGAGGACACGCTGAACAATGGGCGGCAGCGTATACACGCGAGTATCGGTGGAAAGTGGGATGTCGAAGCGCACGACGAGGGGATTCGATGCGCGACGACCGATCTCACCGAGGAGATGCGCGTAGGCTTGCTCGATCCATGTCAGGAGGCGGTCGTCCGAGTACTTGGCGTGAACGGTCGGCTCGCCCGCAATTTCGCGGATAGAGTCGCGTGTGCGTTCGATGAATGAGTCTGCCATAAAGCTACGCTCCGATTAAGGGGCGGCAGCATGGCGGAGCATGTGCGGCCCGCTGGTTCATTATAGCACACAACGAAGTCTGCCGCCCTGAAAAACAGCAGGGATGAGCGCCACCGTGACGCCCATCCCGTGCCGCAGGTAACGGACTCGGGGAGATCACCGAGTCGGGACACAACAAAGGGTGCTTAAGGGTTAGAGGCGGAGGCCTCCGGCTACCGCCGTGATGAGCGGAGTAGCTTGGTGCGGACGACGACGAAGCGCATGCCGGGCGTACTCGGCTGTTTCGATGATTTCACGCTCCGCCTGCTCATCTATTTCGCGCTCGCGTGATGTTACGGCATCGCGGACACGAGCCGCCTGCACTTGGGCGGGCGTGAGGACGGCTTGGCGGATGGTTTCGACGATGGCTTTCGGTTCCATATCGCCGGACCACGAAACGATTTCGGAGCACTCGCCACGGTCCTTGTTGAGCCATTGGGCGACAACGAAGGTGTTGTAGAGTGTGTGGCGGTACATGAAAAGGTCTGCGCGCGGAAACTCCCGCTGAAGGAAGCGGGAGAGTTCCGTTTCGATGATCGCGTGACGGTTGCGGTCGAGGACAAGCATGGTACACTCCTACGGTGGAAGGAAGTGTGTAGCCGGATTACGCCCCGGCGGAAACCTTGATTGCCGTGCCGTCAACCCACAGCGCACCGGCCACAACCGGATCGACCGTCGGCAGAGTGACGACGAGGTTGTTGCCGTTGCGAGTCAGGGCGGACGTACCGAAAGTCACAGCCGCCGCAGCACCAAGGGCGACTGCCGCAGCCGTGGTCGCTGTGGCCGCATTGCCCGTGCATGAGCCGCTAGAGCCGGAGCAGTTGCCTGTGACGTTGCCGGTGACGGGGCCGACAACACCCGCGAAGGTGGCGACACCCGCATCGGTGATCGTGGCGGAGGTCGTGGCGAGCTTGACGCCGCCCGTGCCCTTGCCCTTGAGCAAGAGCTGGATGTTGGTGTCGGTGCCCACTGGTTCGAGGGTGACGGGGGCCGTGGTGGTAGACGCCGTGAGCTTCAGGAAGTTCACAGCCGCATCTGCCACGGAAATCCGCAGGGCCTCAATGTAAGTGGCCGCGTAGTTGCGGAAAAGGGACAAGAGCTTCGTGGTGTTGTTCCACGCCAGCTTGAAGCCGCCGCGAGCGAGGTTCTGAGTGTTCATCTTTAGCTCTCTTTCGTAGTTAGGTCTGCGGAGAGCGGTAAAAGGTGAGGAGGTAGACCCGGCGCACCGGGCCTACCGTCCTCTTGCTGCCGCCCTTAGCAGCTAAAGTTGCTCGGGGTTACGCCCCGATGGAGTCGTCCGTGCAGCCCGTGAGCAGGAGGCCACGGGGATCAGCCGCCGTGATCTGCTTGTTAATCATGTACGGGGCCTGCAAGCCTTCCGTCACGCGCCCGTCGCTGTTGATGACCGGCATCCAGATGGAGTCGCCGACCATGGGGCCGATCCACTGAATCGCCTCGTCAGCCGAAGGCGTCTTGCCGGTGCCGGGAATAGTCGGCGGGTAGTGGCGCTTGATGTTGCCACCGGCGGTCTTGAGTCCGACGAAGTGGCCCTTCGACACGAACGGAGACTGATACAGCTTGTAGGTCCGACCGTCGAAGGTGTAGTCCACACCATCCCACCCGAGGCGGAGTCGAGCCGGTTGGCCCTGCCGCTCCATGGTGTACATGTTCTGCGTGGTCGGGTTGCCGAGCAGGTTCAGAATGACGCCGCCGCTGGTGAACATCGTGTCGATGTCGCCGCCGACAGCCTCGTTGAACAGCGTGATGTACTGGTTGAGGGTCTGCTCCGTGAGGTCGCCTACGCCGGAGGCCACAACCGACTGAAGCTCGGGCACCGTGGAGATGTTCAGCGAGCCGTAGTTACCGTACAGAACGCCGGTATCCACGATGAAGTGCTGGTAGCCGCACGGCAGAGTGGACTTGTTGGCCGCGAGGGTCTGCACGGCATTGCGAGGCGTGAACCACCCGCCCGCGATGTCGGCTTCGACAGCGCACGCGGCGGCATCGGTCGAGCTCTCGAAGTAGAGCTTGATTGCCGTAGTGCCGTTCTTGGCGTTGATCGCACCAATGATGAGGGCGAAGCCGTTGGCGTTGATCTTCGCGCTGAAGTCGGACTTCAGGAGGTCAACGTACAGGCCGGGCTTGAGGCGGCGAATACGGCCCGCCACGATCAGGTTGCCCGACGTGCAGGTGATGGTGCAGGTGTTGCCCGAAGCCGTCGAGGACAGATTGGCCTGCTCACCGAGTTGCGCCAAGCCGCCGCTCTGATCGGCGTACCACGCGCAAGTCATAATGTGCGAAACCATTTCGATGTGCTTCCGCATGATGAGTGCGGGCATATCGTTCAGCGCACCGGGGAGCTGATTGGCCTGAAGGGCCGCGAAGGGCATGGAAACCGTGCCGCGCACGGAAGTCAGACCGACCGAGTACCGCCCGATGGTCGGGAACGCCGCATCCCGAATGCCGGGGAAGGCGGGCAGCGTGTCGATGACGTTTGCGCGGTCGGTGCCGTCCAGCGTCATGTCGTTGTTGCTGATGGACGAGAACTGAAGCCCGCCCGCCAGCGAGGAAGTGTAGTTGTAGTACACCCGGTAGTCGTCATTGATCGGGTCTTTGGCGACAACCGAGCGGTCTTCGACGATCAGCGGGAACAGCGGATCGGCGGCGGCACTCAAGTCTTGAATGCCCGGAACAAGCTGCTCCTGAAAGGCATTCGACAATGCGGTAAGATACGGGGTAGTCATGGCAAAAAGTCCTGTTTGGTTTGGCTCTACGCAACCCTAAGTAGGGCGGCAGACAAACACATCAAAGGCTGCGCACGCTGATTACCGGCGAAGCGCTGAGGTTTGGCCGGGCGTCAGAAGGCGACGCATGTGGTCGCTCACCTTTGACATGAAATCTTTCGACCAGTTCGGGTCGTTCACGGAGAGCCTATTCGGTTTTGAAGGATCACCAGACGCGCCCGGAGTCGCGGCTTGACCTGCTTGGAGTGCCGCCGTATCGGAAACCGCAGGAGTTCCGCCAGCGCCGCCGAGGTTCACAAGGCCCATACGAGCCAGTTCGGCGGACACCGCATCATCCTCCGGCTTTGCAGCCGTCGGCTTGCCGATCATCTTCGAGAAGCCACGCAACTCCTGCACGACTTCTTTCAGAAGATCAGGGCTGAACGTCTGTCCGAGGGCAACCACTCGGCGTTGAACTTCATTTCGCGCCATCCGAGTGAGCGTGTCTCGAACGTCTGTATCCATCTTACCAAGGATTTCATCCTTGGCAACAGCATTGTCGGTACTTGTGAAGATTTCTTCGCGCCGACGCGCGAGTTTCTGCGCGTTCACCTCGCGCATGACTTCTTGCACATCTTCCGGCAAGTCCTCGGTTGACAACTTACGAGGGGCGGCAGCCGGAGCTGGAGCAGGGGAAGCGGCCCCCGTTTCGGTGCGAGCTTGGGCCACGAGCGCATCGAACTCTTGAGGGGTTGTGCCGAGCATGGTGGCGATCTCCCGTGCGGCAGCAACGCGAGCGTTCACGTCGAGCGATTCGTTCCGCATGGTAGTGATGGCGTCTTGAATGCGAATGCCGCTTGAGGCTTCTTGACGGATAGCGGCGGCTTGATTGAACCGCTCATCGGCCCCCGTTGCCTTTTCGTAGCCCTGCCGAAGTTCGTCGAGAGTGACAAGGCGCTTGACGCCATTCACCGTGACTTCGACGGTAGAAGGGGCGGCGGCAGGGGTTGCCGCCGGGGCAGCGGCGGGCGGAGTGGCGAGAGGCGTAGCAGGTGTCGCGGTCGGGGTTGGAATCATGGACATCGGTTGTCTCCTAAGTTGTACCTGTGAAAAGGGTTACGAACGCAGACTATGGTTGTCCGGCGGCAAGTTTAGCCATCAAGTCGGGTGGAAGCTGCGAGGCACTCGGCATGCCTATGCCCCCCGCCGGTAGGGCGGCAGCAGGCGAAGGAGATTCCGGCCCGGCGAGGTCCGCGCCGGGGATGGTCATTCCGCCCGCGAGGTCACCGAGGCCAGCGGTAGCGCCGGGACCGTTCTGCGCGAAGAGAGCGTCCGCCTCGGCAGCAGCTTCCTCGGGATACGGGGCTTGGTTCGGAAGAGTCCCGCGAAGCGCCCGGAGTTCGAGCAGGCGGTCACGAAACTTCGCTTGGACGGCGGGCTTAGCGAGCGCGAAAGCGGGGGCGGCCATCATGCGAAGGATGACGTACTCGTGAACAGAAGGAATGTCGTAGTCGGAACGGAAGGCGGTGCCCGGAGTCTCGCCGTCGTTGAAAAGAAGGATGTTGTTGAGGACGGCGCGCAGGTAGTTCTGCCACTCGACATCGTTGCCGGTCGGCATACCGAGGTTTTCACGGCGATTGATGAGGCGGACTTCGCGGGCGGTGATGATGCCGGACTTGAGCATCTCCATGAGTTCGCCCTTGCGAGCCTGCTTGTCGATGGGCTCCTTGGACTTGATGGAGACTTTTACCTCCATCGGGTCGGGGATTGAGTTTTCGGTAAGGGAGAGCTTGCCACCCGCGAGGTCGAGCTTGATGCCGATTACGGCGTCGTCAAGCAGCGACATCATGTTTACCTGCAAGGCCTTCCACTTCTTCGTGTTCCACAGGATCGAGCGGTAGATCGCGGAGAAGTACTCGGCCATCGAAATCGCGGGACCGCCGAGGGGGACGGTCGAGGACTGGTAGAGGATTTCGAGGGACTTACCGGATTCGAGGCGACCCGGCGTGTTTCCGGCCATCAGGTCCATCGGTTGCTGCGAAAGGCGGTCGATGAGGCCGATGCCCATTTGAGCGATGCGAGCGGGAAGCTCGCCTGTGGTGGCAGGGGCCATCTGATGAATGCCGACATTCGGATTTGCGGGGTCCGGCGAGTAGGCGAAGACCTTGCGATTCGGCTTTGCCTGTTCGATTGCATCGCGCGGGATGTTCCACGTTTCAGGGTAGAAAAGATAACCGAATTGATCCATGTCCTGAATGTTGCGGAACAGCGAGAAGAGCATGTGCTCGATTTCCGCGTTAACGGACACGAGCGGGGACACGAAGGAGCGACCGAAGAAGCCAAGACCGCCCGTGTAGTTGGCGGTCGTAATCGGCATAACAGGGAGCTTGCCGTAGTACTTGCGCTTGGTGACGCCGCCCGTGGCTTCTTTCTCGAAGTCGCGGTTGAACAGGAGGCGCTTACCGGCGGTTACGATGTACCGTGCTAGGCGGCCAGAGTCGGAGCGCACCCACGTTTCGCGGAGCTTCACATAGGCGGTTTCGGTGCGATGGCCATCCCGTTCACCAGTAATGTCGCCGCCTTGAGAGGGTGTGAGGTTCGTCGGCATAGGCGGCGGGGAAGGCAAGTCGCCGATTGGTGAGGACGAGGAGCCCGTCGAGCCGGGAGAGCCCCACCGCATTTGCAGGTCAACGGCGTCCTTACCGGGCAACGACAGCGGAGCGCCACCGGCGGTCAGCGACTTAAGCCAGTCGTACGCTACCCAACGCTCACGACATATGCCCTGAACTTCGGAGGACGTTGTGGGTTCAGCGGGGATCGGCAGGAGTTCCCACGGAGGAATGACGGAGATAACGTGAATGTTGGACGTAAGTTGCGGAACGTCCTCTTGTTCGTCACCGCCACCGGGTTCTTGAACCACCCAATTTGTGCCGCCAACCGTACCGTAAAGGGCCATCAGTTGCGCGACTTCGAGGGTGATTGCGTCCATCGGCTGCCCACGAAGAAGGGTGTCGAGGACGACGTGCGCTACAGCAGCCTTGCGCGTGTAGTCAAGGCCGAAGCCTTCGTGAGACACGGCGGGCATGGTGTCCAGCCGCGTAAGGCGACCTACCTCGGTCTGGAACCGAATGAGGATGTCCTCATAGCGGAAGGGAATGTCGCCGAAGGCGTCGCTGTAAAACGCCGTGACGTTGCCGCTACGATAATCGACATCCTCGAAGTAACGACAACCCCGCAAGTAGTGGTAAGCGATGTACCACTCGATTGCGTGCGGGATACGCGCTGTCGCAGATTGCTGAAGCATCTGGTCGAGTGCGTCGATTAAGTTATCTTGCGAGGTTGGAAGGATGAGGTTGCTCATTCGGTAGCGCCCTTCGGTGCCACAGAGAGGCCATTCGACGCTTCGGCATCAGCGGCAACATCGGCGGCGGGCCGCACGGGGCGGGTGTCGTAGATGCGAATGCCGTTCACGAGGCGTTGACGAAGGCCCGTCTGGACCGGGATGTTAGAGTGGGCGGCAGGCATTAGAGATTGAGTCGTGGAGGAAGGAGCCGCAGGTGTGCCTGTTTGCGGAAGGAGTGACCTGCCGCCCTGTAGGTTAAAGCCGTGCTGCTGAGTCGCCATACGAGCCCGCACATAAGCGTCAGTAGCTACGGCGGATCGGAGCAGAAATTCGTTGGCGTTGTTTACGTGCGACGCAATTTCGCGGAGCGTTCGCGTTGAGGCGCGAAGAGCAACAACGGTGGCAACTACGGAGACACCCGCCAAAAGTAGGGCGGCAGACAGGAAGGCGATGGTTGTCATGGTGTCGGTAGCCATAGTTTGTGAGTGTAGGCGTCAGCGGACGCGGCCTATTCCGCGTAGGGCTGAGGCGACACGGCGAATCTGGCGGTCACGCCCTTGACCGAAGCCGAAGCCGGATCGGTCGGCGGGCGGCAGTACAAGACTGGATTGCCGCCTTTCGTCAACCTTATTATAGGCGGCTTTGCTGTTTGAGGCTAAGAATTTTTGGATTACGGCCCAAGGAATTTGCGAGATGTCGAGCCCCGAAGTGTACGGCAGGCCGGTCTTAGGGTCGGTGGCGTTGCCTTGCATGAGTTGGTCGTAAGCGTCCGTGGTTTCTGGCGGTTCAAGTTCTCCGGTGACAGTTGGGCGCGGGCAATAGGGGACCATGGCGAGCATGTCGATAGCATCGTCGTGGTCGAGTGAGAGGCCGTCTGGCGTATACAGGCAGACTTGCCGCCAGAGTTCGGACATCGGCCAGTGGCCCTTGAGGTGGGCTGGCATACGAATGCGGTGATTGGCGAAGCGTGGGACAAGGGCGTTGATGCGCTGCTCTTTGGAGAGTTTGTGAGGGTAGCGGATCGGCCACACGCAACGAGGACGCCATGTGGAACCAGAGGGGCCAAAGGTGCCCTTGGCTACGTTGGAGTCGAACCATTGGGTGAAGTAGGTTTGACCGGCAACGGATTCGATACCGACGACTTGAGGGTGCCAAATGAGGCCCATTCGCCAAGCCTCGGACATGATGCGTTCGCCGGTGACACGACCGAGGAAAAGGTCGAGAATCCACCATGTTCCGCGATGGTCGATGCCCACGCTGAGGATGCCGTCGAAATCCGAGGTGGATTGAATGTTATGGCGGAGGTCTACGGTGAAGACCCGGCCCATGGTTTCGAGCCACTCGCGGGCGTTGAGAGTTGTGAGCGCTCCATCGGGGGCCGACTTGAAGTACACTTTGTCTTCGGCGAGCGTGTAGGTGTCGAAGTCATCGTGAATGTGGAAGGCACGATCTTTGTCGGAGATTGGGTCGTTCTGGTACTCGGCCTGAAAGGCGAGATCGCCTAGTTCTTGGCGCTTGGTTTCGAGGGCTTCAGCATCCCACTTTTGGGGCCAGAAATAGACGGTTTGGCCAGTGGCGTCGTCTACGTGGGAGGACGAGTAGATGCGACGGTTGAAGAACTTGAAGCGCGGGTCGTCGCCCTTAGCGGCGGCATAAAGGGCGGATCGGCAGTTGAGGAGGGTGCCTACCCACTCGAATACTTGATCGTCCGTATCGAGCATGGGGAGGAGCTGGTGGAAGAGCAGGGATTCGAGATTTTCGCGGAGCGATGTTTCTTGGCCGGGGTGATCCGGGTCGTACTCTGGATCGTCAAGGATAATCATGTCAGGGCGCTCACCGCGCTTCGCGCCGTCTACGGAGACTCCGCGAATGGTGGCACCATTGGCGAGTGAGAGTTCGGTGAGGGACCACTTGCCTTGACCGTGCTTTGGGCGCATACGCCCGAAGTCGTTGATGATGTATTCGTTGTCGGTGAATTGTTTTTGGAAGGTGGCGAAGCGCTGTTCGACCATCGGGTGAATGGCGAGTACGAGGAGTTCGGCGCAGAATGGGCGCGTGAGGGCCTCTTTGATAGGGATTTCTTTGCCGATGACGGTGGATTTCGCGGACCCACGAGGGGCTACGTGTACGTTACGCCCATAAGCCGCCATGTCCCACACCATTTGCGAGTGCGCAGGTGGAGAGGCTTTGCGGCGCTTGTAGAAGAAGCCCTCGGGTGTAACCTCAAGGTAGGCTTGGCGGAAGAAGGCCCACGATGTGACGTACTCTTCGGGGTCGCGGCGAAGGCAGCAGGCGTTGACGCGCGCTAGACGTTGCCCGTCTTCCGTAAGGTCCGCGTAGTCGGGCGGAAGCGGATACATCGCGTTCGACGGCCCCCGTTCGATGGGGGCTGGATTCGAGATGATCGTCGGATTATCAGCGCGCGTTCGTTTACTCATGGTGTTAGGCGGGGCGCGGTGTTAGGCGGTCAAGGCAGCGTTCGAGGGTGGAGTCGAAGAGGTAGGCGAAGGCTTCGTTGTCCGTGACGTTCACGCGCGCGAGAACGGCTTGTGTGAGGTGCGTGATTTCGTGTGCTAGCGTCGCAATCGCGTTGTTAGAGCCGTCGTAAGAGTTTACGCACACGAGGTGGATGCTGTAGCCGGAGTCGTGTGCGAAGGTTGTAAAGAATGCACAGAGGTCGGGGGATTGCGCGTCTGTAACGCCAAAGCGCTGCTTGACGTACTTCGCGTAGGCAGCAGGAGTGTAGTTGATGAGGAAGACACATTCCGCACGATAGGGCGGCAGCTCAAGATCGAACGCTCGTTGCGTCCTTGTGCTCTTTCGGTGGCGGGCCATCGGTATCGCCTTTCGAGGAAGGAGAAGTCGGCAACGGGGGCCGGAAAATACGGTCGTAGTTAGCGTCCCACGCCGCGCGGTTGAAAGGGCGGGGACGAGAACCTTTGCCGTAACCTGTCCCTAAGTACGACATCACCCGCCTCCTTGTGAAGTGATCGTAGTGGTGGCGGTGGGGATGGTGGATTTGGTGGATATGGCGAGGAGGATGTCAAAGGCGATGATGTTTTGAGCCACTGTCACGAAGCGCTGGTAGTCACGCTCGTTAGGGTGCCACCGGAAGACGGTGTGAAGGTTGCTGACGCGCGTGACGACAGATTCCGCGTAGGATGGCGAGAGTAGGGCGGCAGCAATCATGGCCCGCGCGGCATCGTAAGCGGGCTTCGTCCAGCCGACCGTGCCGAGAAGGCCCGGCAGGCGGCTAACCGTAGTTAGGGCGGCAGACAGCCCGGCCTTCGACAGGCGCTTCCACCACCACGGAAAGCGGGCTTGGAGCGCGGAGATGTTATCCGCCGGAGGCAGGGTTGTCGGTTGATGCGAGGTTTTCGGGAGGTTCTTGATGGTCGCCTGAGTCGCGGCTACCCGCTCGCGCATCGCCGGGCGCGGCTTCGGTGGTTGTGGTTGCGGGGAGGAGAGAGGGGCCTGTGGCGAGGCCTCGGCGGCGGGAGGAACCGGAGGCATCGGGGGCTGCGTGGTAGGAACCTCGGCGGTCGCCGTAGATTGCGGTTGGGATTGCGGCTTGCGGGGATTCGTGGTCGGGGTTGGCGTCGGCGTCGGCGTCTGCGGAGTGTTGGACATCGGAGGATACCTCGGTGATTAAAGTGGGGGCGGTTGTAGGCTGTAGGGCGGATTGAGCTTGGGACCGACGAACGATGGTGGCCATTTGTTCGACATGGGTAGTGCCGTCGTCGGAGGTCTTTGTGCGAGTGACCGTGGCGGTGGCCACGTCGCCGGAGAGGAGAAGGGCCTTTGTTGCCATCTGGTGCAAGGCCTTGGCGGCAGCAATGCGGATGCGAGGGTCCACCTCAGCATCGCGGATGAGA